GGGCTCTATATATTATTGTCTGAATTAAAGAAAGAGAAGACTTTGTTTGTTATTACACATAATAATTATCTTAAATCTTTAATGGATAATGTTAAGACGCTGACTATAACAAAGAGCAAAGGTACATCAACACTAGGTAAATAAATGGCAAACACACAACTAAACGAACTCGGACAAGAGATCTTTGAATCACGGTATGCCTATCCAGGCGAGACAAAATATGCAGAAAGAGCCAAAGTTGTGGCGCGAACAGTCGCCTCCGCAGAACGAGATGAAGATAAAGAACGAGTCGAAAAATCCTTTTATGAAGCTATTGGGTCTGGGGACTTTATTCCGGGTGGTAGAATCCTCTATGGTGCTGGTCGCAACCGTGGGAATCATAATTTGCTTAATTGCTATGTTATTATTCCAGAAGACAGTGTGGACTCCATTGGAAAAACTGTACAGGATATGTATCGAATCTCCTGTGCAGGTGGAGGAGTAGGGTTTAATGTTTCTAAGATTCGTCCCCGTGGGGACCACATTGGGAGCGTAAAGAATTCAGCCCCAGGTGCAGTCTCTGTACTGCAAATGATTAATGAAGTAGGTGAACATGTACGAGCAGGAAAAAATCGTAGAACGGCTCTTATGGGTATACTTAATATCACTCACCCTGATCTTCTTGAGTTCCTATCTGTCAAACTAGATCAAGGGCAGCTAAATAACTTCAACATTTCGGTAGCGATTACGGACAGGTTCCTTGAGGCTGTTGAATTGGAGGAAGATTGGTATTTCACTTTTAATAATAAGGAGTACCATTCCTACGAAATGCTTCGCAACAATGATGATGTTACTTATGTCATTGGCCTAGATGAGGAGGATGCTCTTGCTCGCGCTGAGAATTTTTATAAAAAAGATTGGAAAGATACGTTTGTTTGTCTTGGTCGTAAGGATATTAAAGCCAGGGACTTATGGGATATGATCTGGAAAAACTCGGTAGAATCTGGAGATCCTGGTATCTTTAATATAGATTTGGCGAATAAATATACTAATGTTTCTTACTTTGAAAGATTAGATGCCACAAATCCATGTGGAGAAATCTCTCTTCCTTCCTACGGTAACTGTTGCCTAGGTAACATAAACCTAAGCAACATGGTCCTAGAGGATGGTAGCAACGTGGATTGGAAAAGATTAGCCAAGACTGTACGAACAGGAATTAGGTTTCTTGACAATGTGCTAACTGTTAACAAGTTCCCTACGGATACTTGCAGGCGAGTGGGAGAGAGGTCAAGGCGAGTTGGATTAGGTGTAACAGGTCTACATTATATGCTTATTAAATTAGGGATTAAGTACGGTGGCGAAAAGTGCCTAGAGTTTTTAGACCGACTCTTTGCTACCATACGAGATGAGGCTTATAAACAGTCTATCTATCTCGCACGGGATAAGAAGCCCTTCCCTGAGTTCGACTACAAAAAATATTTAAATGAAGATTTCGCAAGAACTTTACCCGCCAGAATACGAATGCTCGTTAAGCGTCACGGAATTAGAAATGCTGTCATGCTCACCATCCCTCCTTGCGGAACAATTTCTATGCTGCACGGTATATCCAGCGGGATTGAGCCTATCTTTGCAGCCATGTATAACCGAAGATACCGTAACAATAACATTTGGAAGGAGCAGTTAATTGTCGATCCGTTATTCCAAGAGTATTACGACAAAGGAAAAGCATTGGATCCGTTTGTCGGAGCCTATGACGTTCCCCCCTCCGATCACATTAAAGTACAGGCGACGATTCAGAAGTACATCGACTCCTGCATTTCAAAAACAATTAACCTCCCATCCAATGCTACGCCTGAAAGCTTTTCTCAAGCAGCGTTGGATTATGCTCCGTACCTCAAAGGTCTTACTGTATACCGTGCAGGTTCTAAGGGTAATGAGCCTTTAGAAGCTATTACCCTTACGGAAGAGAATATAGCTAAATATATGGAGGATGGGAAAAGCAAAATACAAGAGGTTCAAGCAGGAGACGTTTGTTCCTTAGCAGGAGGAGATTGCGGTGGGTAATCAATTTAATTCTGGAGGGAGACCCCCGTTTAAAAGAAGGAATGACCAAGTAACCCGAGAAACTATCGCACTGGCTATATTATACGCCTGTTTGTTTTCCTGCGCGATATATGGGTTACTTGAATGGAGAGGATAAGAAATGCCAAGATTTGAATACGCCTGTAAAGAATGTAATGTTTCGTGGGAAATAGAAGAAGCCGTAGGGCACGCCCCTAAGACTAACGATTGCCCCCTCTGTGAGGAGGATTGTAGTAGGTATTTCGGAAATCAGATCCCCGCTATATCTTTTGGGGATAATGGGTGTGGGAACTACGGCAAAACGAAAGGAGCCAGGGATTTCCACACCGTCAGACAGCGGTACAAGAAGTTTGAAGAGAAGGGATACGATAAAACCTCAGCCGACAAATTTCTTAGGAGATCAATCAAAGAGACTGGTGAAAGAATTTTAGATGACCGACACTACAAGGCTATGAACTTTAATTATGATGCTTTAGCCAGGGACGGTCTTGTAAAGAAATTGACAGACAAAGAGAGCGCAGAAAAAGTAAAGAGGTGCGACAAATTGACCCAAGATGCCTATAATAAAGCAAACAAACAGGGCTACGACCTAGACATTACCAAGAACCCCAAGCAAGGTTAATATACCATGGCATACGACTTCAGTGAGAATATCCAACGAGGTATTCTTTACTTTCTTAAGTCCAATAAAGATTTTTACCTCCAGATCGTTAACCTAGTTAACCCTGATTACTTTGAATTTCCTAGTCATCAGAAGATTTTTTCGGTAGTTAAGGAGCATTACGATAAGTATCACAAACTCCCTACTGATGATTTCATCCTACAGGATGTAAAAGGTAAGCTTACAGCACGAGAGAACGTCTCTGATTATCAGGATGAGTTAGCTTACATCAACAACCTCGATACTTCTACGGTTAGCAACCAAGATTATATGCTAGACCTAGTAGAAGGTTTTGCGAAGAAGGAGGCGATGAAGTCTGCAATCTCCAAAAGCATCAGCTTGATTCAAGAGGATCGCGTTGAGGAGGTTGAGGAGTTAGTAAAGAAGGCTCTTCTGATTAATAGAGATGTTGATACAGGACAAGAGTACTTTTCTGATTTTACTGACCGATGGGATAGAGTATTCAATAAGAAGACAGAGGAGAAGTATCGAACTTTTCTGCCCTCTATCAACCAGTCCTTAGAGGGAGGATTGGGGTCTAAAGAGATGGCTATGGTGGTAGCTCCTCCAGGGGTAGGAAAGTCTCTCTTTTTAGTTAATCAGGGAGTTCACTCCATGATGGAGGGACGTAAGGTTCTTTACGTTTCCTTAGAAATGAGTGAGGATAAGATCGCTCAGAGATTCGACTCTGTAATGACTCTCATTCCTCAAGGAAAGTTAAAGGACTCGGCTGCTCACCTAAGCGTGAAAGAACGCCTAACGATTTTCCAAAAGCAATTCCCTGGAAGTGAGTTAGTTATCAAGGAGTTCCCCACAAGCCAAGCTTCAATTAATACGGTGCGGAATCTTTTAGTGCAACTCCAGAACTACGATGAGTTTGTTCCTGATCTTGTAATTGTAGATTATTTAGAGCTTATGCGTCCTACCCGAGACATACAGCAAGAGTACCATGCACAGCAAAAGATCGCAGAAGAGCTACGTGGAATAGCTATGGAGTATAACCTCCTTATCTGGACCGCTACACAAACCAACCGTCAAGGAAGGATGGTGAAGATTATTACAGACGCCGAGCTTGGGGATTCTTATGGCAAAATTCGTACTTGTGATTTTGCCTTATCTTTAAATCAAACTGAGGAGGAGTTTGATAATGGCTCGATGCGAGGGTATGTGATTAAGTCTAGAAATGGTCGCCCCAGATTCATCGTCCCTATGGAGATTGATTACTCGGTTCTTCGTATGACCGAAGGAGAAGCTCCGCTTAATTCGGTGGAGTAGCTATATATTAAAAGAGGTGATGCATGAAAGACTTAGCACTTATAGATATATTTCCCCGCTACCCTAGCAGGCCAACGAGAGTAGTAGTTCTTCAAAACGGCCACTGGACTTTTACAAACACAAACTTTAACAGTGGGATGCACCGAGACGATGGAGCTACGTATTTTTATTACTCCGTTCCTTTTGGAATTGTTTTAGGGACACAGCCCAATCCTAGAAGATTGTATAAGCGTGGAAATCCTGGAGATTATCTCGTATATAATCCAGGAGGCTTCTATGATATATTAGACAAAGAGGAGTACCTTGCACTTTTCCCTCACCTGAGAGCAGGCCAAGGGACGGGTACTCCAGTAGCAGGATTTACAGGCTCCACATCTATGGGTTATTAAAATATGCATGAACTAATTGAGTCCCTTGAAGACTTTACTTGGGAGAACTACAAAGATATCAGTGATGCTCTCGTTCAGTTCAACGAGTACGAAGTAGAAAATGAGATGTTTCGACAAGCATCCATTTACTCCTACTATTATGGATTGATGAGCATGGCTAAGAAGATGGTAGGAGAACGCAACGTCCAACTAACTCGATTCATGTCTAAGCTTCGCAAGGAGGCCAAGCGTGAGTCCCGTGTCAAGCTCACCGCAAAAGACTTAGATGATCGAGTTTTCACAAACGACCAGTACCTAGCAAGACAGACTGCTGTGGATGACGCTGTCTTCAAATACGAACTCCTCAAGGGCCTCGTTCGGGCTCTTGAGCAGAAAAAAGATATGCTGCAACAGGTGTCAGCAAATAAACGAGAAGAAACCAAATTATACAAGTGATATCACTATCATTAACTAACCACTAACTAAAGGAAAAACTATGGCTATTGATCTCAATAAACTTCGTGCCAAGCACGAGCAACTTAACAACCCCCAAGCGGGTAACTCAAACTCGGACTTCCTTAAGAAGTTCTATCAAATTCCCGAAGGGAGTAATGCTGTTCGGATTCTTCCTTGGAAGGATGAGGATAGGGAATTCTATGCGGAGACTAAAATCCACCGTATCACTGGGCCTGATGGGAATGTGAAAAATCATCACTGCCGTAAGGTTCACGGGGAGCCCTGCCCCATTTGTGATGTGTATTTTGGCTTGTGGAAAACGGGCAGAAAAGAGGATGAAGATTTGGCCCGTCAAATCAAGCCTCGTGCTCGCTACTACATGAACGTTCTAGATCGTGACAGTGGTGATGTGAAGATCCTTTCGGTCGGAGTGATTCTTTTCAAGAAAATCGTTGGAGCTATGCTTGATGAAGATTTTGGAGATATTACCGATCCTCAAGAGGGCCATGATTTTAAAATCGTTAAGGAGATGGATGGACAGTGGCCGAAGTACGACCAGTCCCAGCCTCGTCCCAAGGCATCTCCTTTGGGGTCTAACTCAGAAGTGGCAGAGATTATGGACAGTCTCCATGAGATCCACGATCTAGTTAAGTTGGAGGAATATGAGGCATTTAAGCAAGTAGCGGAAAGCCTCATTACCCCTACGCAGGGTGTATCACAGACCGTACCTGAGTCAGAGGAGGTTTCAGACGGCGATTACCTTAGTAAACTTCAAAGCTAAGTTCTTACATAGTCCTTCTATAATAAGGAGACATCTTATTCAGGTGTCTCCTATATTTTTACCATGAGTGATAAATTAAAAATACTGGCTGCTCCCGCCAATGAGGGAGGATGTGCATACTATAGAATTATCGCACCGTATAGAAAGCTGGAAGAACTGTATCCTGACCAAGTAGAGGTGCGCTGGGATAAGAACCCTTTAGGAATAGACGAGAAGACTGGTCGCTGGCAAGAGGGTTGGGACTATGAAAATCTAAAGTGGTGTGATGTTGTTGTTACTGGTAACTTGAGCAACTTCGGAGGAAACTACACGGCAAGGATTGTAGGAAAGGCCAAGGAGTTTGATAAGTTTGTCCATTATGATACGGATGACCTACTGACAGATCTGTACGAAGGGCACAGGCTTTACGGAGTTTATAAAGAAAAAGGTCTTAGTGAAATCACTAAGTTTATTTATAATAACTCTGATCTAGTTACCGTCACCCAGAGGAAGTTTGCAGAAAGGATAAAGCCTTTTTGCCGACACACTTTAGCTGTGATTAAGAACTGTGTGGATTATAACCTGCCTGCCTGGAATATGCAGCGACTAATGACTAAGAAGAATTATTGTCGCTTTGGTTGGGCAGGAGGAATCCACCATGAGCAGGACGTAAAGTACTTTGCAGGTGTCCCTCAAATGGTTAATCAGCGAGCAGGGAGAGAGAATGTAAGGTGGGATTTTTATGGGGCACCTCCTCCTAACACCCCAGAAGATGATTGGCAAATAGAGGTTTGGAAGAACTATAAAAACATTATCATGAGGGGCTTTAAAGGCCAACCAAATTTCACTATTAATTATGCTCTTCCTGCTGACAGGTATGGACAATTCTTTACGAATATGGATATTGCTGTGGCTCCTCTCGAAATGAATCCCTTTAATGATTCTAAGTCGGAGATTAAAGTTGCGGAGTGTGGGAGATATGCCATTCCGTTAGTTGCTTCAAATGTAGGGTGCTATGACGAGTGGATTGTGAATGGGGAGACTGGCTTTTTGATAGATCCTGATAAGGGAACCAAAGAGTGGGTTAAGATTTTGACGAAATTAGCTAAGGATAAAAAGTTGCGAGAAAGGATGGGCCGCAATCTTAAAAAGATAACAGATGAGAATTTTGATATGAATAAAAATGTCAAGGACCGCTTAGATCTG